GCCTTCGATTGCCCTTTAAATTACGAAAGAAATAGGATTAGAAATCCTAGTCTGAATGGCAAACGAGAATGCGATTACATGGATTGTGATTATAAATGTGATTTTGAACCTATAATCCTAACTGAAGATGAAATCGATACTTCTACTTATCAACTTTACTATTCTCAAACTGATGATATCATTCAACATATAAAAAATATTTACAGGATAAATTTCATGCTGTCTTTTGAATATTTAACAAATTTAGAAGAATTACAAATATGTACCGATTTTGAACTGTTAAGTAGTTTAAATTTTATGATTAATAATAATACTGAAATCATTAATAGATACGGTATCTCCTCCTACCTAAGAGAAAGTAACAATATCTACTTTCTTGTTGATAACTTAACTATAACAGGTGATGTATCCCTATCTTACTATACTAAATATCCTATTCTAAAACAGGACATAACACAAGAGGAAATCATGGAACCTATCTATATATCCCTTATTCCAACTGTAATTAATCGTATATTTGAGTCTAAAACCGACGATGACCTACCATACTACTTTAACAAATTATCAAACGAAATCAACGAAATGGTAATTGAAAACTCAATTGTAGCAGATATAAGAGATGTAGATAAAAACAGACCACAAAGGAAGATGATTTTAAAGTATTTTGAAAACTTTGTAAGGAGATTTGAAGACCAAGAAGGAAATCCGATATGGGTTTCGTGGTATCTTTTTGAAAAGGATAATATAATTCGATGTATGTTTGAATCTTCCATTGGAGAATGGTTTAATGGCGATGAAAGTATAAGAGACATTGTTTTACAATACAAACAAACAGTTCAAACACATTTGGATAATAACCAATATGGCTTTTACGGTCAAATCAACAGAGGCATGAACAAGTTCTGTATCCGTGATGTCAGAACTAAGGTTGATAAAAAACATAAACAGAAGTCAGGTCGTGTATGCAAAACCATAAAGAGGTTCGAACTAATTAACATTGCTTCCAGAATACTAAATATCGACGGAGACAATGACGGAATAAACAGAGAGACCAATAAAGCGAAACTATGGGAAAGAATACAATCAAACAGAGATTACCTATGGAAATCAATTAATAATCAAGAAATTGAACTAACACCAGAATCACCTATCGAAGAATTAAGAAGATTCATCTATTGGGGTAGTAAGAAGGTAGAAGAACTTTGTGGTGCAATTCAAAACTGGTTTGATAGAAATGGTTTACTTACAGAAGACCCTGGTTGTGGAAAACAAGGGAGAACAAAAATATAATTATCATTTATTATTTTTAATTAATAAATGAGCTTAAAATTAGAAAAAATGTGTGCTACTAAAATATATACAGACGAAAATGTACCTATTCCAACAAAAGCATCTAATGATAATGTTAGAGCTGGTTTTTATATTGAAAAACTATGGAAACAAAATAGTGATATTACCATATCGTTTGTCGGAGACCCTTCAAGGATATCACTATCAACAACTGATCAGACAGAAGACCCACTTCAAAATCAGATTCAAAATATGAACCGAAAAGATGCGATTAAAAAGATTATAATGGAAAGAATTCAACCTCTTGTGAATCTCAAATTTAGTTTTCTTCAAGATAACGATAAATCAGCCTTAGTTCGAATTGACTTTGACCCTAATCGAGGTTCTTGGTCTTTATTGGGAACTGATTGTATACAAAATAAGGATATTTCAACGATGAACTTTGCTTGGTTTGATGTTGGAACTGTATTACATGAATTTGGACATTTATTAGGAATGATACATGAACATCAAAATCCAAGAGGAGATAAAATACAATGGGATAAAAACAAGGTNTATAAATGGGCTGAAGACACACAAGGATGGGACAAATCACAGACTGATACTAATATTCTTAATGCATATAACATGGACCATATTAATGGTTCAGATTTTGACCCCTTATCTGTTATGTTGTATTTCTTCCCATCAAAATTAACAGTAAATAATAAAGGAACGAACCAGAACCTTAGATATTCAGGTATCGATGTCCTTTGGATTCATAAAACATATCCGAGAGTTGATGGACCATCTCCAGAGATATACTATCAATCAACATATAATCAATCTCTTCAATCCTCTATTTTAAAAAGTCAAGAGTTAGCAAAAGCAGGATCAGGATCAACTCAATCTTCAACTGGTTTATTTTTCAAATTTTTATTATTTGTAATTGTTTGCAGTTTGATTTATCTATTAGTTACCAAAGTATTTCTCAATAAGAAAAAAAGGAGATAACCTGAGATCGATAACGGTTTTAAAGAATCTTTCTATTAATGAAAATGATACAAAACCATGTCGATGAACTCAATAATATCAGAGCTGAAATTATCAGAAATAATATGAGAAATAAGATTCTTAGGAAAAGAGTAATTGAACTTGAAGCTCATATTTTAGCATACTTGAAAGAAAAGGAACAGACCGGGGTTAAATATAAAGGAAAAGCAATTATTGTAGAAACACAGGAGAAATTTAAACAGAATCGAAAGCATAAGGAAGAACTTGGAATTGACTATTTTAGACAATTGGGAGTTAACGATGCTGAAAAAGCATATCGAAAATTGCTTGAAGTTCAAAAAGGAGAATCAGTTGAAAAGCAAACCTTAAAAATTAAGAACTTGGATAAGAAGTAAAGAGCGAGAATTATGTAGACTTATTATTCATGATTGAATAACAAGTTAAAATTGGTTCATTCTGTTGTAGTGATTATTCGAACATAAATGTCTTCTATATAACAACTTATGATTCGTATAGAAATCACACAATTTACAGTTGAACTTGAACTTGATAAAAACAAGTGTTTCACCCTTTGGTTTCAAATTGTAATATTTAATAAGTTGTTTCTCTCTGTTAATATTATAGTGTTGTTGAAAACGAAGCATTTATACTATTTTATGCTAAAAGGAAATTGTAAACTCATTTTAACTAACATGTCATAAAAAGAACTTCCTTAATGACTTTATTATGATATAGTGAAATCAGACTGATATCAAGGTTTAAAATCTTATTTTTCTCTACACTCAAATTAGATTCGTCATGGTATCCTTTTAACAGTAACAGATTCATATAAGGTATAAATTCAGATTGTTCTGCACTATGGTAATCGTTAGCATACTGTAAAACATCAGATAATATAGTTTGTTTTGTTACATCCATCGATATTGTTTTTCCTGTTGAAAGTCGGATAAAGATTTGCATTATTTTTAAATTAGCAAGTTAACTTTATACTAATAAATGAGATATACTATTTTGATAATTAGTATTATTGTTATTTCGGTCATATTATTGATTGGGACAGTATGGTTAAATACTGTTTCATATAACTTTGGTCACAGTGATACAACAGGGAAGTTAAAAAACCAGGTGAAATCAGAGCTATACAATTCAACTATAAAGAAAGTTACGGAAGATACTGTAGTTCAAATGTATCAATTAGCAAGAGATTTTCATGATATATCAGAGAAAAATCAATTATTTTATTGGATAATAGGTGGAACTCTTATTGGGGCAATAAGACATCAAGGAATAATTCCTTGGGATGATGATATTGATATTGGTATAAGGGATAAAGATATCGATATTTTATTAAAATTGAAACCTCAGTTTGAAGCATTAGATTATGAGATTGTAGAATTTCCATTATTTGGATACAAAATATTCCCCAAGAATGGACAAGAGCATGAGGGTGATTTCTTTAAATTTCCTTGGATAGATATATTTGTCTATAAAGAAAGTTCTAAATCAGACGATGATGTAGGTGGAAATGAAGATAATAATTTTTTTATTCTGGCTTATCCAGAAGCAAGGAAACTATGGATTAAAGATTTTTTCACCATTGAGAGTATTAACAAGAGGCAATTATATAGCATTGGAAATATGAATTTATGGGGTCCGTCGAAGGCTATTCCATTTCTAAATAGAGTATACAAAGACTGGAACATTAAAGGTTATTATGCTGGATTACATGATTCTCCGTGTGAACCACAAATTTGGGAATTATCAGATGAAGATTTTGAACCTGCAAAACCGGCTTCTTTATCATTATCTAGAATTTAAGATTTTGAACTATATTCCAATTTTAAAAAAATCTATTATATACGATGTTTTGAGACTAAAAACTAAAGATTTATAATTCCAATTTAACTTTATACTAATAAATGAAACTCACTTTAGTTATCGGTTTAGCATTATCAATCATCACCATCATTATTATTATACTCATATTATCGATTATGAAACAAACTGAACCTTACAAATACAATAATGAATCACCAAAATTGATTCATCTTATATATATACCATGGGATAAAAACCAGAAACTTAAAGACGATTATTTAGACTTTGACAAGAAATCATATGAACAACTCAAACGAAATAACCCTGAATACAATATCAAATTATGGATATTGCCTGATATCCAAGAATTTGTTAGGGACTTTTATCCTGAATACTACGATATAATATTCAATCTACCACGACCTACAATGATAGTTGACTTCCTTAGACTGTTAGTTGTATATCATTATGGTGGTATATATTGGCAATACGGTAGTATATCCAATGCGAGTTCAATTAATATGTTTCAACCTTCTCCAAACAAGAAAGTTAAGTTATTTACAGAAGCAGTCTTATCACAAGAATATGCAGATAAAATGAAAGATGAACCTATAAGACAGGGTGAACCAGAAGAAATTACAAGAGTATGTAATCAAGTGTTTTCTGCAGTTCCAAAGCATCCTTATATATTTATCTTATTCACGACAGCAATCGAAAACTCAAAAAAATACCAAGTCAAGAAAGATTACGATATACTATATATCGGTGCAAATGCAATGATGAGTTCAGTTTACGANAAGATTGGAAAATTGAGAGATGATGTTGAACTCATTAATCATAAAACAACAAAAAAGATAATAGATATAAATTCAAAAGGAAGTTGGAGAACGGATAGTTAACAGTCTTATTTTTTTGAATCTTTAATCAATCTGATAAGTTCTTCTTTCTTTAACTTTGAATATCCTTTAAGACCCATTTCTCTTGCAAGATTTTTAAGTTGAACCACTGTAGATGGTTTAATAGTAGGAGATTGTTTTTTCGTTTTAATAATTAACTCAATTAAAAGTTTTTTGTTCAGCTTCAAATAACCCTTTATGTTCATATTTTTTGCGATGATCCTGAGTTCAGTTAACTTTAAAATATTCAAGTTTTGAGATTGCTTT